TCTGTAAACTAATCACTCCAGTTGGTGGAACAATTCTTGACCCTTATATGGGTTCTGGCTCAACAGGAATAGGAGCTAAGATAGAAGGGTTTAACTTTATCGGAATGGAAATGGACGAAGATTATTGCAAGATAGCCGAAGCAAGAATAAACTCTTTACAACTATCCTAAAAAATGGTATAATTGTTTGAAGATAAAAAAGTTGCCTAATTAAGAATCATCACACACTGGATTGGGAAAGACGGAGACGTGTGGATGTAAAAGGGCATTAAACATAAAGTTCAACAAATTTTAGATATGTTTTAGTGTCTTGCTTGTGCCTTAATTGGCGACCTCAAAAAGGTACAGAAGCAGGCGGGACACTAAAGTATATCTACAATTATATAAGCAAGCGTTGACAACTTCTGTATACCAGCGTGTTAAGTCTTATAGTTTATAATAGAAAGTTTTGTGGGTAACAGCTAGATCGTAACCACTCGTCAAATCTTCAAACCCTTCGTTCAAAATGCGAAGTAAAATGAATTTTAAAGTGATATTGTAATCGGTGAGCCTCAATATCAGGGAAACAACTTTAAAATAAATGACCGCTTTTTTCTCAAGAAACCTCAAAGGTACGGGGAAACACCAAAAACCTGAAGAAAAATCCACAAAATTAGTACAAATTTCTTTCAAAATAATTGTCAGGTGTCTCTAATTGCCTAAAGGATTGGGGAAACGAATTAAGCAAGAAGTTTTGTTAATTTAAAAAAATGGCTGAAAAGAAAATCGGGAAATTCAACTTATTAGAAGAAAATGAATGTGATTTATCTTGTGACTGTGGTTGGAATTTACATATTGGAGGAGAAGATAAAGAAGATTTAAAAAAACTAAAGGAATATTTAAAAAAACAATAAAATGCCCACAGAGAAACAAAAAAAAGCTGTTGAGAATCTAGTGGGAAATAGTGGGAACGTTACTAAAGCAATGAGAGACGCAGGGTATAGCGAAAACACACTACACACACCCCAAAGATTAACTGATTCTAAAGGCTTTGAAGAGTTATGTGAGAAGGCAGGGCTAACAGACGATTTGATATTAGAGAGTTTAACTGATGACATAAAGGGAAAGCCTAAGAACAGAGTACAAGAGCTAGTGTTAGCCTCAAAGATTAAAGGCTTAGTTATAGACAGAAGTGATAGTAAACTCAAGGTAACCATAGGAATATCTAAAGACGTTTCAGATAAGTACGCTAATTAGTCTCCACCCCATGCAACAAGCGGAAGAAAGCCACTAATAGAAACAAAATGAAATTACACCCTACACAAGCAGAGGTAGCAAGAGACACGCACCGGTACAGAGTAGTTAATTGTGGAAGACGTTGGGGTAAGACTACATTAGCAGTAGAAGAGATAAAAGGATTTGCATTATATAAGAAAGCTAGGATATGTTACATAGCACCAACCTACCAACAAGCTAGAGATATTGCTTGGCAGTTATTAGTAAAAGAGATGCAGCCTTTAATTGAAAAGGTAAATGAGTCTAGACTTGAACTAACTGTCCGGGGATTAAAAGGATCAAGTGTTATTCAGTTAAGAGGTTGGGAGAGTATTGAAACAATGCGGGGACAACAGTTTGACTTCGTTGTGATAGATGAGATAGCTTCAATGCGTAACTACGGTATAAATTGGCAAGAGGTAGTCCGGCCTACACTAACAGATACTAAAGGGCAAGCGCTCTTTATCAGTACACCCAAAGGATTCAATCACTTCTATGACCTATTTAACAAAGAACAAGAAGACAATGATTACAAGAGTTTTAATTTTGATACATACAGTAACCCTCATATAGATAACGACGAGATAGACAAAGCGAAAGAAGAACTAACAGAAGATAGGTTCGCTCAAGAGTATTTAGCAGACTTCAGAAAGACAGAAGGATTAGTTTATAAAGAATTTAACAGAGAATTACATGTTAGTAAGGAGACCCCGACCAACAAAGTTGAAACAATCCTCGGGATTGACTTCGGGTATACTAATCCAGCCGGTATTATCCCTATCACTATTGACGAGGATGCTAACTATTGGCTCAAAGAAGAATGGTATAAAACGAAACAAACTACTGAACAAATTGCGGAACAAAGTAATCTCTATCATTCGACCAAAGTATATCCCGACCCAGCAGAACCAGACAGAATTGAAATCCTCAAGAAATCAGGACTCAACACCAGGGAAGTCTCGAAAGACATAGTAGCCGGTATTGACCACGTTAGAGAGCTATTTAAACAGAATAGAATCCATATACACCCAGACTGCAAGAACCTTATTTGGGAACTAGAAACATACCACTACCCAGACAAGAAGCCAGACCAGAATGAACAAGAGAAGCCAGTTAAAGAGAATGACCATTTATTAGATGCTTTAAGGTATGCTTTGTATACCAACAAACCAGCTCTACCAGACCCAGCAGACCCTTATTGGGACAATGTTGGAACATATTATCGCGATGACTAACAAAAAACTATGGCTGAGGAATTAACAACAACTCCAGATATTGAAGAAGAAGTAGAGGAACAAACTGAAACGCAAATAATTGACCAGTTTGAAAAAGAAAAGAAGAACTACGAGCAGGCTTCCCAATCTAACCGGGCAGAGATCAAAGAAATTTACAGTGTTTATAAGGGAAAGACTGACGAAGTTATCACAACTCCATATGATACCAAAGAGACTATTCCTAAACTTCGTACTGAGATTGCTTACGTTAAGCCATTCATACTCTCCGGACAACCAGAGATAGAAATTGAAGGAGTAGGAGATGAAGACCACGCTATCTCTCGGATACTTGAGAAGATAGTTAATTACAGAATCAGTCAATCAATACCTAACGCCTATGAGAAGATAGAAGCATGGGTACATCAAGCCGTAACCTTCGGGACTTCGGTTATTAAAGTTATATGGAGGTTTGAAACAGTTCAAGGAGAAGACGGCTTTGAAACTCCTATAATGGACATGCCAGATTTGCAAATCCCTAATATTCTAGATGTATATTACAACCCTATGATACCAGAGGTAAGTGGACAGAGTTCTCTTATTTTTCGTTCTGTATTAGCATTAGAAGACATTAAAGACGATGAGCGGTACAATTACACCAATAAAGAAGGACAACTCAACAGAGAGATAATGAAGGGCAAGGGAAAGATGACAGCCGACGCTTTTGATTCTTCTTCGCAACAAGACACAGACACCCTTTCCAATCAAAGCGGTATGGTTGAGATTTACGAGATATGCCGAAAAAAAAGGCTACAAACTATCGCCGTTGGAGAAAAGACTATGGTATTAAGAGATACAGAAGGTTATGACGGAATTAATGCGGTCAAACTATTATTTGAACCAGATACAATCCCTAATATCTTTGACGGTCTAGGAGTAGGACAAAACACTTTAGGTTTAGGGAAATCTTATCATAAGATGTTCAACCAGACTCTTACTAATGTTAAGATGACAAACAACCCTATGTTCTTATTCACTAAAGGTTCTCGTATAGACAAAAGACAGCTAGTCAGTAAACCAGGAGGAGGAATTGAAGTAGATTCAGAAGGTAAACCGATAGGAGATAGTATAAAACCATTAATATTCCCTGATATAAAGTCGGGAGCGATTGAGATGCTTAATCTAATAGATGACGAACACAAACGAGCTTCTGGTGCTAATGACCTTATGCAAGGTTCAGCCAGTAACGACACGCTAGGGCAAGATGAGATAGCGCAGGCTAATGTTTCTAATAGATTTGAGTTAATTGTTAGAAGATTCAAACGAGCCTTAGCGGAGGTAGCTCAAATGATTATTGACCTTGAATTAAAGAATTTACAAAGCCCAGACGCAGAGATATTAAGAATCTTCCCGCAAGAAGTTAGAGAGCAAGTTTATCAATTACTTATCAATGAAGCTAGGGATATAAAATACAATGTTAAGGTCAAAGGCGATACCAACATAGCTCGAAATAAGAACTTGGAAAGTAAAAGACTTGTTGATTTGTTTGACCTTTCTCAGAACTTCTTAACAGACCAAGAAAAGCGTTCATTTATCCGTAAGATAGCCGAGAAGCAAGGAATGGATAACATAGACGAGATAATCCAACAACAAAACCCAATAGCAGACCAACAAGAACAACTGGCCGCTCAACAACCTCAACAACAATTTAATCAGGTAGGAGCGCAAGGTAATATAAGATAACTATGACACCAAAAGAAGAATATGCAGAATTACACGAAGTTAAAAGAATGATTGAGGGTAAACTCTTTCAGAAGTATTTTGTTGACCCTATAAGAGCCTACCAAGATACATTAAGAGCTGCTTACAGTTGCGAGACTATGGAGGAGATTGCTACTATTAGAGGAGAGAAAAAAGGAAGTGATAAGTTCTTTCACATTTTAAAAGATATAGATAAAGATTTTGTTAATGCGAAATTTGAATCCTCAGATGAATGAAACTCTATCATTCTGAGTGTTTAAATGGTCGAACTCAAAACTAATTAACACAATCTAAAAAAATTATGGATAATCTCGAAAACAATGACCCTGTAGAAGCTGCTGACGTTACAGCTGCTCAAGGAGAATCAAATGTGGAGACCCAACCTGCAGAAACTACTGAGGAAGCTACTAACGAAGCAGAGACAGAAGGAGACGCAGTTGCATCTAATCCCTGGGACAATGACCCCAAATTCAAAGGCAAGGGTCCGGAAGATATTTATAAGGCATACCAAGAATCTGAAAAGAGCCTTGGGCAAAACAGCCAAAAAGCTGAAGTAGCAAACCTTATACAAGAAAAATATGGACTATCACCTGAACAATTTAAGGCTCAGTTGGATCAACAGGATTACCAAGCTAAGCAGGCACGTTATAAAGACAATCCCTTAGCTCCGGTATTAGACGAAGTAGGAGAGCTTAGACAAATCGTTCAACGCCAAGAGCAAGAAAAGGCTCTAGCGAATGAGGAGAAAGAGCTTGACACTTTCCTACAAGAAAATCCTGACTACGCACCAAACCGAGACAAAATTCTAAAATTAGGTCTATCCTCTGAACAGGATAAATCTTTTGCAGATATTGCCAGAGAATGGTTCGGCGAAACACGTGCTCAAGGACAACAAGATGCTTACAAAAAGATTGAAACGAAGAAAATGACACAGGCTACCGGTGCCCAGAGTGCTCCTAAGAAGAGTTTTACTCCTGAGGAGATGGACAAGATGAGTGCTTCTGAGTTAGAAGCTGTTTTACCACACGCTGACGTATCGAATAGGCTGTATTAAATTGAATGGCTACTATATCAAGTACCGCTACTACCTTACATGCAGAAATGCAGCGGTATTACGACAAAGTATTTTTGGAACGATTACAAAATACCCAAAAATATAACTTCTTGACAGTTCAGAAGGCTCTTCCAAAAAACTCAGGTCAAATAATTTATTTCACCAGAGTTGCTCAATTAACTGCTAACACAACTGCATTAACTGATGGAACAAGTCCTACTGGTATTAATTCAACTTCTAGTAATGTTATCGCTACCGCAAAACCTTATGGTGCGTGGGAGCAAATTGCTTCTTTATACGAAATGACTACTATAGACATCGGTTTGAAAGAACACGTTGAAGCTATGGGTCAGAACGCTGGAGAATCTATGGACATTATCCTAGGAACAGAATTGAACGCCTCAGCTACCGCACAATGTGGTGGTGCATCATTCTCTGCTCAAGCTACCGCTATTGCTTCCTCTGACACTTTGTCAGTATCTAGCATTAGAAAAGCTGTTAGTACACTTAAGAAAAATAAAGCTCCTAAATGGGACAATGGCAATTATCGTGCTGTTTGTAACGTTGACGGAATTTATGGATTACAAGGTGATACTGCTGCTGGTAACTGGGTAAACATTGGTCTTTACAATAGTAAAGAGAATGCAGAGATGTTGAAGAAGGGTGTTATTGGTTCTCTATACGGTGTTGACATCGTAGAAACGAATCAAGCTTTCTCAGCTTCAGGCGCCGATGGTGCTGCCGCTGGTTCAGCCCGTTCCAACTTTATTGCTGGAAAAGGTGCTGTTGCAGAGGTTAAACTATCAGGTGGAGGAGACGCAAGAATCATTCACAAGAAATCTAACGACGCAGATACTTCCAATCCTTTGGAAATGTATTCTACTCTTGGATGGAAAGTGGAAGCTTATGCCGCAAAAGTATTGAACGCCGATTGGGTAATCAATATGCATGCTTACGGAACAGGAACTGCCAGATAGGCACTACTATTGTTTTGGAAAGGATACCTCAGATGTTCCTTTCCAACTCTGAGGAAATAATAATTAAACTCTGCAAGGAACTCTACAGTTCTTTGACAGACCAATAAAATAATGATTAAGCCACATGGGAACAGAGTGCTTGTTAGAATTAACAAACGCTATTTAACAGAGGGAGGAACTAAAAAGCCAATGCTTGATGAGAATGGAACACAAGTATATGACCAAGAGCAAGAGGCTAAGATATTAGTTTCTAATGTCAAAGGCCTTATGAAGGGACAGATTATCTATCCAGTTATTCGTGGAGGAGTGCCAATCTACAAGAAAGAAACAAAGAAATTCATTGAGGTAATAATCGATAGCGAAGACATTTATGCCTATGAGCAATAGATTTAAAAAGATTTGCGACAAATTAGGTTGTAAGATTGTCCCTATAGCGACAAGAGTAAACAACAAACTTACTAGAAGACCTGACATTCTCGGCGTTGAAAGACACGGAGAGTTTGTTATGACTATACCTAGAAGAATGTATGGCTTCCCGAGCCAATCACACACTGACTTAGGAGGAAGACAACACCCGGACTTCTTTTCTTGCGAGATTACTATTTATAACAAATTCTATGAAAACTAGCGTATATGGCATATGCACTGATACAATCCGCAAGGGAGATAAGATTGTCCTTAAAGACGGCAAACGAATATACGGAGCTGTTGGATGGTATAGAATAGTAAACCCTTTGGAAAAACTAGGCTGTGAAGTATCTATCGGGCAGAGTGTTTCTGCTAAGCCAGAAGATGCTCTTAGACTAAAAGAAAAAGGAGATGTTTGGTTTTGCAAAATGGCTGACAATGAAGGGATAGATAATATCTACGCTGCTCACAGAGAGTTTACTGGAGCGAAGTTTGTTTTAGATTTAGACGATGACCCATTGCATACCAACGCAGACCACCCAGACTTTCAGGAGATAGAAGACCGAAAAGAAATGAGGATTAGAATGATTAAGATGGCAGACCATGTAGTTTGTGCCACCCAAGAGATAGCAACAAGTATCCAAGGTTTAAATCCTCACACAACAGTGATACCTAATACCATCGACCCGAAGATTTGGAAAGTTAAATCCAAGAAAAAGAAAGACGACAAGATAAGAATTGGTTGGATGAGTTCAGGTTCACACTTTGTTGATTTGCCTATACTGCAAGAAGCCTTAAAAGAAATACCAAAGAAATATCCTAATGTTGAGTTTCACTTTGCAGGGATGACTTGGTCCACTGATAAGATAGGAGGAGCTTTCCACCACGTAGGAACTACAGGATATAAACCTTTTCCACAGTTTTATGCAGACTTAAATATAGATATAGCGGTATGCCCTTTGAAAGATAACCAATTTAATAACTGTAAATCTAATATCAAATGGCTAGAGGCTTCTATGTTGGAAATACCAACTGTTGCTTCAGATACAACATCATACAAAGCGATTGACCACGGCAAGACAGGGTATAAGGCTTCTACGCCTAAACAGTTCGTTAAATACCTTAGCTGGCTAATTGAAGACAAACAGAAGCGAATAGATATGGGCAAGGCCGCTAAGAAAGAAGCGCTGAAGAATTGGAACATTAAAGACGTGTTACCTATATACGAAAACCTATTTGACAAGCTAGACGAGAAGAAAGACCTAACAGTTATAACAGCTATCACAGGAGATAGGGACAAACTTAAACCTCAACCAGAATACCCAGGCGTTAAGTATGTAGCTTATATTGATAAAGGTAGCGACCCTCTATGGGATTGCAGAAAGGCTTACTCGAAGTTCAAGGAGCCAGTAATGAATGCCAAGATACATAAGGTTTTAGCTCATAAGTATTGCGACACACCTTATATAGTTTGGATGGACGGCTCAATGACACTAAAGCAAGACCCTCACAAATTGATTGAAGTGATGGGAGATAAAGATTTCGCATTTTTTAAACACCCAGGCAGAGATTGCATTTATGAAGAAGCTGAGAAGTGCGTTGAATTGCAAAATGCTGATGTATCTGACATAGCTGCTCAATGTAAAGAATACGCTAAACAAGATTTCCCGGAGAATAAAGGGCTAAACGAGTTGACTGCTTTTATCAGAAAGAATGACCCAGAAATAAATGTATTATTTGAAAAGTGGTGGGCTGAAATTTGCAGGTTCTCCAATAGAGACCAGATAAGTTTCCCAGTTATATTTCAAGGTAAATGGTGGGCTACTATCCCAGGGAGCATTGCTTACTTAGAAGGTGAAAAGAATTTCCCGGGTAATGAATATTTTAAATTTAAACAACATAAAACTCTATGAAAATTTGTATAGTTAATTACGAAGACGGCTACGTTAATGGTATTTTATCTAAATACGCTCGCTCAATGGAGAAGGAACTTCTAGATTTAGGGATAGAGGTTACAGTGAAGGGCAAACCAGACCCTAAAGCCGACATAAACCACCATATTAACTACATGGCAGCTCAGAAGTGTAAAACGTTGAATACAACCATGGTAACTCACTTCACCAGCGACATGTACGAGCTAGAAGATAAGATTAACCGAGTTAAAGAATATAACGCTGTCGGGATATGTTTTTCTAAAGGAATAAAGAAGTATTTAATGAAAAATGGTGTGGCTGAAGATAAACTAGAAGTTGTTGATCCAGCACACGACGGAATGAAGAGAAGACCTCGGATTATCGCAATGGCTTACAAAATTTACCCAGACGGGAGAAAACGTGAAGATATGTTTGAAAAGATGTTTCTTTCTTTGAAAAGACCAGAAAACTACCTATTCAGAATAATGGGAGAAGACTGGAGACCAATTTTAGACAGATTATCTAAGAAAGGGCTACAAATACAATGGACTGACGTGTTCTCAATGGATCTATACGAGCAAATGCTTAATACATCAGATTATTTACTATACACAGGTGGGGAAGACACAGCAGCTCAATGTATTGTTGACGCTAAGAACGCAGGACTAAGAATAATATCCCCAACAGTTGACGAGGTTGAGGTCGACATCCCTTGGAAAACCCAGAAAGAACTGAACAAGATATTTACTGATATGGATGTAAACGAAGTAGAAAATTGGACTTGGGAAAATTATGCTAAAAATCACGTAAAGATATGGAAAAAGATGTTAAAATCAATCTAGGCTGTGGAATTGAACTCCAAAAAGGATTTACAAACGTGGACTTATATGATATAATTAAGCTCAAAGAGGGTAAAGGAGTATTCAAAAACGCAAAAGTCCATGGAAAGTATGTCCAAGCTGATGTTCGCAAGTTACCCTTCAAGGACAACTACGCTGATTACATCATAGCTAGTGAGATATTAGAGCATATGCCTCTAAAAGACCTAAACAACACCCTAAGAGAATGGGTTAGAGTCCTAAAGAAGGGCGGAAAGATGATTATAACAGTCCCTGACTTCGACCAATTATGCAAAGAATGGCTGAATGAACCCTTTGGCCCTGAAAGATACGGAGATATGGCACAAGTTATTTACGGAAGCCAGATAGCAGACGGAGAATACCACCAATCACCTTTGACAGTAGCTTTTTTTACACATTACCTTAGCAGTATGAATTTAACAGACGGAAGGATAAGAACACTAGCCAAAGGACACCCAACGATAGATTATGACGGCAAACCAGCAAAAGAAGGAT